CCTGCGGCTTTGCCGGTGGCGTGGGTGCCTTCGCTGCCATGGGCCGCGCCTATGGCGTGCAGCTCACCGAGTTTGAATCCAAGCGCATGGTGGACGCATGGCGCAGGGCAAACCCTTGGTCTGTGCCCTACTGGCAAAACCTTGAAGAAGCCTACACCCGCGCGATGCGCAACAAGGGCCATGAGTTCAGCGTGGGCCGGGTAACGTACCTGTTCGACGGCCAGCATCTCTGGTACGCTCTGCCCTCCGGTCGCGTGCTGTGCTACCCGTTTGCCAAGCTGGACGCCGATGGTGTGACCTACGCCAAGGCCGCTTGGAAACCCGCCGCAGACGCAAAAGAATGGCCGCGTGCAAGGCTTTGGAAGGGTCTAGCGTGTGAGAATATCACGCAGGCCACCGCCAATGATTTGCTGCGCCATACCCTGCGCCAGCTTGATGACGTGGTGCTCCACGTCCATGATGAAGTAGTCATTGAAACCGACCGGCCAGAAGAAATGGCCGTGCGATTAAAAGAGGTGATGTGTACGCCGCCCGAGTGGGCCAAGGGCTTGCCCCTTGACGCAGAGGTGGCGATCATGTCGAGATACGGCAAATAAAAAGCCCGCTGGCAGGCGGGCCTTTAAAGGAGAGACATTTTGGAATTTCTGGATTTTATTACAAAACTTGCCCCAAGTGGCGAGACAGCGCTGATTGTCAGGCAAAAACCACAGTTAAAGGACGGCGAGATACAACTCCACGCCGATGGGGCCGTCAAGTGTACGTGGCCGGCATTCTTGCCCGACCCCAAGCGCATTAAAGATGGGCAGTCGTTTTACGCCAACACGGCCAGCTTCATTATCGACCGCTTCGCCGAGGGCCGAGTGTCAGCGTCAGCGGCCAACTGCGAGTACATCCTGGTGATGATGCTGGACGACATCGGCACCAAGTCCAAGACGCCCCCGCTTGATCCGACCTGGATCATGGAGACGTCCCCCGGTTCATTCCAGTGGGGCTACGCCTTCAGCGATCAGCCGACCAAGGCCGAGTTCAGCGCGGCCATCAAGGCCATTGCCGAGGCGGGCTACACCGACCCCGGTGCCTGCAACCCGGTTCGTAACTTTCGGTTGCCGGGTAGCGTGAACCTCAAGCCTGGCCGCGACAATTTCGCCGCGCGCCTGGTGGATTTTCACCCCGACCGAGAATACACACTGGGTGACATCTGCGCCGCTTTGGGCGTCACACCAGTGGAGCCCGACTCGCTTACCCTGCGCCCGATCCGCATCTCTGATGATGGCGCCGATGACGTGATGGCGTGGCTTTCTGGCCAGGGTCTGCTGCTTTCCAAACCCAATGGCGAGGGCTGGGCGGGCGTCATCTGCCCCAACAGCGCCGAGCATACCGACGGCAACCCAGAGGGGCGCTACATGCCCGCAAACCGGGCGTATTGCTGCCTGCACAGCCACTGCGTTGACTTTGATTCCCGCGCCTTTTTGACGTGGGTGGCCGACCAAGGTGGCCCCGCCCACACCCCCGGCCTGCGTGAAGAACTGCTCACCCAAGCCATGGAGTCAGCTTTAAGTAAGTTAGCCCCCACGGCCGACTATCCAGACGAAGCCGCCCGCGTCATCGCCGAGGTAGAGCGCAAAGAGCTTGGCCGCATCCAGATGGCCGAGTGGTGGGATCGGTTCGCGTATATACAAACCGACGACGGGTACTTTGATATGCAAGACCGGCGCGAGTTGTCGCGGGGCACGTTCAACGCCTTATATCGTCACATCAAGTGCATTTCTGTGCATAACAACAAACGCAAGGTCGAGGCGTCCTACGCCTTCGATGAGCACCGCCAAGCCAAGGGCGGCAAAGCGTTGGTGGGCATCACCTACGCCGCAGGCGAGACAGTGCTTGTCGCCCGCGATGGTCTGGTGTACGGCAACCGATGGCGCGATGCCCGCCCGGAACCGATTGCGGGCGACGTGTCCCAATGGATGCGCCACTTGGAGCGCATGGTGCCCGAGCCCTTCGAGCGTGAGCACCTTTTAAACGCGCTAGCCCATAAAGTCCAGTTCCCCTCCCACAAGATCAACCACGCCATCCTCATGGGCGGCAACCATGGCAGCGGCAAAGACACGTTGTTCGCTCCTTTCTTTTGGGCTATTGGCGGCAAGGCCAAGGTTAATTGTTCATTGGTCAAGAATGAAGAACTGACCTCCCAATGGGGTTACGCGCTTGAGTGCGAAGTAATGGAGATCGCCGAGCTCAGACAGGCCGAGGCCAAAGACCGCAGGGCGTTGGAGAATACCCTCAAGCCCATCATCGCCGCGCCCCCTGAGTTGTTGCCGGTCAATCGGAAGGGCTTGCACCCATACATGGCCTTGAACCGGGTCTTCGTGATCGCTTTCTCCAATGAGCGTGCAGCCATCAGCATCCCCTCAGAGGATCGCCGCTGGTTTTGCCTTTGGTCAGATGCGCCTAAACTAGCAGAGGCTCAGGCGGTGAGCTTGTGGAATTGGTACCAACACCGGGGCGGGTTCGAGGCCGTGGCGGCTTACTTGCACACGCGTGACGTGTCCGCCTGGAATCCAAACGCCGCGCCCCCGATGACCGAAGCCAAGGCCATCATGGTCGAACATGGAATGTCTGGTGCTGAGTCCTGGTTGCTTGACCAGATGCGCCGCCGCGTGGGTGAGTTTGCGCGGGGCGTGGTGGGCTCGCCCTTCCATGGCCTTTGCGACCGCCTGCAAGGCCAAGCGCAACCCGTGGGCACCAAGATTGTCCCCGCCGCTCTTTTGCACGCCCTCAAAGAGGCCGGATGGGTTGATTGTGGGCGGTTGGCATCTCGCGCCCACTCTACCCGCAAGCACATATTTTGCGCCCCTGATATGCTCGCCACTTCAAAATCAGACCTTCGGGCTTTGGTTGAGGTATAAAAAAAGCCCCCTTGCGGGGGCTTGTGAGGTTTGGCAACTGCTCAAAGATCGAGCAGAAGTGCAAGTATAGCGGCAACAACAACCGCGCAGATCAACGCCATGCGTCCCCCTTGGGCGGTGGAAGCGGTGGCGCGTAGCGTCTCAAAATGTCTTCAAATATAGGGTGCAGCATCATCGGCCCCCACAAACAGGCTATTTAACGCGCCCTCCATTTCTTCGCCCGCCTTGTACACGTCAACGAACAAGCCCGCCGGAGTGGCGCGTATGCGCACCGCGAAGCCCTGAACCTCCACCCAGGCCGCGCCTTCAATCAATACATAATCTTGGTCAATTAGATTCATGGTCAACCTCCCAGGCCGCATCTTCGCCACTTGGCACCGTGGGCGTGGTGCTCAGGGGTTGCCAGTCCCACTTAGTCAAATTCTTTTTAGCGTTGAGCGTTTCATAGGCTTGCACATAATCGGCGGTGCTCATGGTTGCATCAAAAACCGGGTAAAAGCGTTTCTCCGCGCCTTTGCTCTTTAGTTTGCGATGTTTGCCCATGGCCTTGGCGTGCAACCCGAAAATGTCGGTGCGGTTGGTTTTGTAAGTGGTTTTTCCAATGGTTATCATTTTGCAGTCTCCAAAATTTCGGTTGCAATCTCTTGTGCCCAGTCGATCAAATGGGTGCTTTCTTCACAATTTTTGCGGTATACATACTCGCAGGCGCGGTGTAGCACCCAGTCGGGCGGCACATCTTCGCCTTGGTCTGAAAAACGCTCGCGCAGGTCTTCAATATCAAGAGTGACGACGGGGAACCAACCCAATGATTTTTCAAGCTGAATTATTAAGCTGACTTTTTCTTCACGGCTAAGATTTTCGATGTTCATACTGTCACCTCTTCGGTGCGGCACATGGTGCAGTCGTCTTGATTCGTTTCAGCAAACGCTTCCAGTTCGGCGTAAGTGTCAAAGTCGAACTCTTCGCCACACTCGCGGCATGAGTAAGACCACTGCACATCAAAGCCGATCGAGCAGTAAACGCACCCCGCCCAGTCTTCAGACCAGACCCAGACGTTGCCCGACGATTGATTGACCCCGGCTTGCGTGTATTTGTCAGTCCGCAAACCCGCAAGCCAAATGGCTTTAAGGCATTCAGACAACCGATCAAGATCGGCACCTGCAAATTGCTCAAAAAAGTTATATTCCATGTCGTTTACTCCAATGAAGTTGATTGAATTGGTGACAAGTCACCCGAAAGCCCTCAACCAAGAGGGCTTGCGGTTACTTTGTCAAAACATCAAAGTAAGCCAACGCGCAAACTGTCAGCGCGGCGGCGATGGTGAGGGCGGCAAGAATGTCTTTCATGCTGTAACCCCTTCAATGGCGCGGCTTTGAATGCGTTTGTTCGCTATGTCGTGCATAGTCCAGCAATCCCGATCACCCCAGTATGCCGCCTCTTCGTCAGTGTCTATGATGTTTTGCACTTCGCGGGTAATTAGCACGTTATGCACGATGTCAGCATTACGCGGGAACTGATAGTGCAACCAATTGGAAAAGAAATTCAGATACTCAGCGCGGTTAGATTTCATGGCGTTTATCCTTTTACTTTAGTTAAGTGGATGAGAGTTTTGCGGTGCTCTCATATATAGAGCATGGAAGAATCGTGCCAATTGCTGTAAGTCATTGATTTACAAGACCCCTCCAAAACCCTATGTAAGCAAATGACTTACAATTGTTGGCGAAACAGAAACGCAAAATTGAATTGGCAACTCGATTGTGTGAAGTTATTCAAGTGTAGGTAAGCGTAGGTAAAGTGTAAGCAATGAAAATATGCCTTGATTGCCTACATATCCTGAGAGTGAAAACTTGGGTTTGTAGGTAATGTAAGCAATGGTTTTCTAACATTCAAAAAAATTCTCTAGGGGTGTAAGGTAGCTGTAAGGTTGGGTGATATGGCCACGCCACCCCTCCGTTTTGGCTGCGACTGAAATTTCCAAAAAGATTACCTACAAAACCGGTTTTTTAGCCTAAGCCTATGATTTTAAAGGGAAAAAGTGTAAGCAATCCGACTTGCCTACATTTTGACGCTCCAACGTGCATGGCGCAAGGCAAAATCCCCAAGCCCGCACCATGTAGGCAATGTAAGCAATGCCCACATTGCCCCCCACTAAAGTACTACATTGTAAGGTTCTGTAAGGTTGGTGGCCGCGTGCTGGATGGCCGTTTGCTTTCGGCTGATGGCCCCCGGGTAGGGCCGGCGGCCAAAGGTCACGGAAACGGAGGGGCCACAAACAAAATTTTTTATAGCCCACATTGCCCACACCGTTCATTTTTAAAAATTTTTGTTATATTCAGCCCATGTTTGAAAGCCTACCTTTTGCACCGCGCAAAGTCGAAGCGACTGAGGCGCGTTTGCACCGCATTTACGAAGCCGCCAAGCTGGGGCTAAAAGGCGACTCGTTGGCGTTGGCGTCAGGCATGTTGCCATCCGAGTACCGGCAACTGGTGCAGCTTGACCCCATCGCGGAGATGGCCGCGCAAAAAGGCAAAGCAGACGCCGAGATGGAAATGTCCCAGTGTTTGCACAAGGCAGCGCGCGAAGGCGACTCCAAAGCGGCGCTTGCAATCCTGCAAAACGTCCACGGTTGGGTGGCCAAGCAATCTATCACTATTGATGTTGACCAGCGCATCTCAGTCACCCAGGCGCTGCGCGATGCTGAGTCCAGGGTCATTGACGTCATCGCCCATGAGCCAAGTCCCAAACTAGACCTAACACATGCAGAGCACCAAGTACAGCGCTGAAGACGAACAAGAGTTGATGGCCCGGCTGTGGAGCCCGGCAATCAAGGACAATCCGCTGGCGTTTGTGATGTTTGCTTTTCCTTGGGGCGTCAAGGGCACACCACTGGAAAACTTCACTGGCCCGCGCAAATGGCAGCGCGAAGTGCTGCTAGACATTGCCGAGCACATCAAACTGAACCAGGGCAAGACTGACTTTGATGTGCTGCAAGAAGCCATTTCGTCTGGCCGGGGTATTGGCAAGTCGGCGCTGGTCTCATGGATCACGATCTGGATGCTGGCCACCAGAATCGGCTCGACAACCATCATATCGGCCAACTCCGAGTCCCAGCTCAGAAGTATCACCTGGGCCGAGATTACCAAATGGTTGGCCATGGCCATCAACTCGCACTGGTTTGAAGTGTCGGCCACCCGCGTCATGCCGGCCAAATGGCTAACTGAGCTAGTCGAGCGGGATTTGAAGAAAGGCACCCGCTACTGGGGCGTGGAAGGGCGGTTGTGGTCAGCGGAGAACCCCGACGCTTACGCTGGTGTGCACAACTTTGACGGTGTGCTGGTGGTTTTTGACGAAGCCAGTGGTATTGACGACTCCATTTGGGCGGTGACCGGCGGTTTCTTCACAGAAAACACGCCAAACCGGTTCTGGTTGGCGTTTTCCAACCCACGGCGCAACACCGGGTACTTTTACGAAGCGTTTAACAGCAAGCGGGCGTTTTGGCGCACCCGAATCGTAGACGCCAGGACGGTCGAGGGCACCGACAAGGCGGTTTACAACCGAATCATTGACGAATATGGGCCTGACTCAAGCCAAGCGCACGTTGAGGTCTATGGCATGTTCCCAAGCGCAGGGGATGACCAGTTCATCGGCGCCGACATTGTGGACGACGCCATGGCCCGGCCCAAGTACAAGGATGCCAGCGCCCCAATTGTAATTGGCGTAGACCCGGCGCGATTTGGAGCGGACGCCACGGTGATTGCGGTGCGCCAAGGGCGGGATATTGTCAAAATTATGCGCCACAGGGGCGACGACACCATGACGGTGGTGGGGTACGTGATCGAAGCGATTGAGGAATAC